AAGTTTCCCTAGCGGATACGATCGTAAAGTTGGCGAATGACTATACGGGGTCGAACAATATCAATCTTTTAGAGCCTTGTGGTCAATTCGGTACGAGACTCATGGGTGGTAAGGATGCGTCTCAAACAAGGTACATCTTCACGAAGCTTACCAAGGATGCGAGAAAGATCTTTGATCCTAGGGACGATGCTGTTCTCAATTACCTGGATGATGATGGTCGCTCGATCGAACCAGACTTTTACATGCCCACTCTACCGATGGTTTTGGTGAATGGGACGGAAGGTATTGGTACAGGTTTCAGTTGCTATGTACCCCCATTCAACCCAGATGATATCAAGGAGAACATTAAGAGATATCTCAAGGGGGACGAAATCGTGAGTATGCGACCTTGGTTCAGGGGGTTCAAGGGAGTTGTTCACAAAGAGGAGGATACATGGATGATGGAAGGTGTATGGAACTGGTCTGGAAGCAATATTGTGGTGACTGAACTCCCACCAGGTCGCTGGACACAAGATTATAAGGAGTACCTAGATGGTCTCGTGGAAAAGAAAATGATTGGTGGATACGTCAATAACTCAACAACGGAAGATGTTCATTTTGAAATTATGGAGTATGCGGGTAAGGATCTCCTCAAGGACCTCAAGTTGAGGAAGACTTTCCGTGTCTCCAACATGCACCTCTTCCATCCCACCAAAGGTATTCACAAGTACGCAAGCCCCGAAGAGATTCTTCAAGACTTTATCGATCTCCGACTCGAACATTACAAGATGAGGAAGGCACACCTCATCGATGTCCTCGAGAAGCGGGTGGGTATGTGTGACCATAAATCGAAGTTTGTATCCATGGTCATCGAGGGGAAGTTGGTAGTCTTCAAAAGGAAGAAGGCTGAACTCGAGACGGAGATGTCCTCAATCTTTCCCAACATTGATGGGAATTTGGACTACCTCCTCAATACGAGGACGGTGGAGTATACAGATGAACGCGTCAAAGCGCTCATGGATGAGGCGGCGCAGGCGAAGGAGGATCTAGAGAAGATGTTGAAGACGAGTCACATTACGATGTGGAAGAATGATATTAAAAATATGTAAACAATAGTAAGCATGGGTGAAGCCGCTAAGATTTCCCTAAAGGCTATTGGAAAACAAGATACACATTTGCTTTCCAAAGACCCTAAAAATTCCTTATTTAAATATGAAACGAAGAGACATTCCGAATTTAGAAAATATCATAATGTACACACCGTAACACAAGGGATTGCAGCGACCTGGCCATTCGGTGAAACGATCCGAGTTGAATTGAAACCCCAATACATGGGGGATCTCTTAAATAATGTGTGGATCCAACTGACATTACCAAAATGGGGGTTTGATGATATCATCTTTAACGAAACTTTACAGAAAATGTTGTTCAGTGGTCAAACTTTAGCACAATTTGGGTACCCGACGTTTAGGGAATGGTGGCTCGCAGGTGCCCCGAATTTAGCCGGAATTATCCTCCCCGTCTTCCAGTTCCCAGATTTCAAATACTTTTTGTCATTTGAAGAACAGTTCAATAACTTAATTTTTACGTTTCTTCCCGTAGAATTGTTTACTATCAATACGGATTTTACTGCGACTGTATTGGTTTCATTATTGCGTATTCTAAGTAATGATCCAAACACAACCCCTGGTGTAGCACTTGTTAATACATTAGCGATTAATCAGGCAACCACCGCAATTCCAATTGGTATCATTAATGTACTCAAGGGGATTTCAGTGGATCTTTCAGATACTTTGGTATTGTCCACTCTCAGTCTCGGTACACCCATACTCACAGCACTGATACAAGTCCTAAACATGGATGTGGCTGTGACCCCTGGTCCAGAACTTCTTACTACATTGGGAATTGATGATACAACTTCAACGATTCAAATCAGTATTATTAATGTACTCAGAGGGATTAGAGTAAATATTCCGGGTGATGTGGTCCTATCAGCTCTCAGTCTCGCTACACCTGTATTCGATGCACTGTTAGGTATTCTAAACGGAGATGGTAATGATCCCGATCCAGTCACTGCACAAAATCTACTTACAGCACACCCATCGACTCCATCCTATATTATTGATGTAATCAGTGGAGTATCACCAGTAACTAGAGGCACCGCAGTAAGACCCAGAGAAGTTGGGGCAGATATTACAGATGCCTTGATATTGTCCCAACTCGTTACAAGTGTATTCGCAGTACTCCCAGAAACCATCAAGAGTATTATCTTAAGAGACATACCACTACCTTCGTTTACACTACCTGAGATTGCGTATTGGGCATGGGATATGCAATTACTTGGTCGTAAACTAATCAAAAATATCAAATTTAAAGTGGATACTCAGATAGTCGAAGAAATAACCGCAGATTGGTGTATCATTCACGATAATATGTACACCACTGACTCACAAAAAATGAGCGCAAATACACTCTATAATCGAAATATAACCGGGGGTGAAACGTCTCAACCGTCAGCCCAAAACATTGCACAGAGTAACGATGTGTTTATTCATATACCGTTCTTCTTTTCACATAATTACGGTGGTGACGCATATTCAGAAAACAATCAAAATAAAACACCATTCCCGTTGTGTGCCATTCATAAACAGAAAATTACACTTGAAATTGAGTTTTTCAAGCAGTCCTTCTTCACACTGTATAACCAGCGTGTACCGGATAATTTAAGTAGCCGAGGTCTCCCGGCAATACCTCCACCTAAAAATATACAGAATTTTAAAGTCATCACAGAGGAAATCGCACTTTCACCCGAAGAACGTCTATATTTCACCCGACCGAATAACGAGATTACATATGATTTCGTAGTTAAACATTCCAGTATCCCCCTTGAAACGGGAAAGCGAGAATTCATCGTACAATTGGAACCAAATATTCCCGTCAAATGTTTCCATTGGTTTTTTAGATATGCGGGATATGAAGATGATAATGAGTATAGGAGTTTACCTGTAGACGACCCAACTCATGTAAATGAATGGTACTACTCGACTACCGCCAATCGTTACAACTTTACACGGGGGCAGCTCAAGGATAAATCCGAACCACATATCTTAAAAAGTGCTTATTTCACACTAAACGGTGAACGCATCCCAAACGTATCGAATAACGACCGAGAATATTTTTTCAGTTACGTCCCCTCACGGGCGAAAATGGCGAGGTCAGCGACTGATATAGCGAATAACTATCTTTTCGAACCACCCATACCCAATTATTTACTTAATTATATTTACTCGTACAATTTCGCACTATTCCCTAAAAGTACTTCACTTTCGGGGTTTCTCGACTTTTCAGCCATACAATCAGAAAAGACCAATTTACACTTAGAATTGGTGAACAATCTCGACCTCAAATACGGTAACGGGAAGAGTATCCAGAACCCGGAATATAAATTTCATATGTACTACACGGGTTATAAAACACTCGTCTTCAGCAATGGGTCTTTGTTACAAACTTAAAAATAAAAAGTATAGATAAGTAGAGATGGCAGGAAAACTGATATTAGGTACTACTGGGATACAGGATATGTATGTGACAGGGAACCCGACCTATTCTCATTTCTCTGGTATTTTTAAGCGACATACGAAATTTGCATTCGATGTTAGAGAACACCCGTTACTCGATGCAAAATTCGACCAGGATACGATATGTATCATACCAGTAGATATGGGGGATCTTCTCACGAACCTGACGCTTAGATATAAATTCTTCTTCAAGGCATCTGTATCAAATACTTACCCAATGGGTGGTGTCACACCTACAGCGGCAAACCCAACTGGTAATTATGATGATCCATTCACGCCCACTGTCGGTATCCACGCCATCGAGTATGCAGATCTCATTATAGGAGGGACACACATTGAACGACTCACGGGTGACTGGATTTATCTGTACCATAAGTATCACGCAACTGATTATAATTTTAGGGATACCATCGTTCCCATGACAACCGCAAAAGAAGATCCCTATGGTTCAAACAACGATAACGTGTGGACCTTACGACAGATGTACCTTGATTTACCGTTTTATTTCTATAATAATCTACCAGCTTCCATCTTGTTATGTAAACTCACGAAACAGGATTGTTACATCAGAATTAAGTTCAAGAGTTTGGATAAAATTGTTCGACCGTACTTGACTCCATTCGTGACTGAGGCGAAAATAGAAACGGCATCCTTGTTGGCGACATATGCGTACCTTGACCAAGACGAATTGAGTTATTTGAAAAGTACACCGATAAACCAATTGATCACACAGATACAATTGAAAAGGCATGATATACCAAGGACAAGGGAGGAGGATGAGATTACTTTACGTTTTCACCATCCGGTCAAAACAATTTATTTTATCGCATCGAAGAAATCGAGACGGTTTGCATATCATGGTAATGAAACATTGTTACAGTACATGCTCAATACAAAAATCAAAGAAATGGAAATGATCATAAACAATACACCTCTATTCAAGGAACCCTTTTCGAAAATGGTCTATGAAAATAGCCTCACAAACTCGATTTCCGGGGTAAATGTGGATGTGTCGTTCGATGGTTTAAGTATAGTCGATGGGGATGTCGTGTACAGTAACGTAAATGATTCACAATCATATGTTCGTTTTCAACTAGAAACACGTGACCAGATCGGGAGTTACTCCTTCGCCCTCTACCCCTTAGATAACGCACCATCCGGGCATTTGAATTTCAGTCGTATAATCGACCAGAGGTGTAGAATAAAATTGGATTATTCAGATCCATTCTCAGCAGAAGAAGGTGTATCAACGGATCCAGAAAGTAATGTTACAGAAGTTCAAATTTACGCGAAGAGTTACAATATACTCCACTATTCAAGTGGGTTATCTGGCTTAAAATATTAATGATACATATTATATATGGCGGGTCGAGTCCTGATCGCAGCGATAGGTGAGTTAGATAGCTCTTTAAGCGCTAACCCGTCATTCTCTTTTTTTACTAAAAAATATAGTAAGCACACAAACTATGCCTCAGAAAATTATAAGATAACCTTCCCGGACAAGGTGTTCACAGACGATTTTTTGGATGTACCTATTCCTCAGAAGTATGGTGATATTTTACGCGGAGTTGTACTATCCTTCAACGCCGATCCCACGGAGGTCGCGAAATTGGGATCAAATCTTTATCCTGTCGATGTATTTGGAATTTCTGTGATCGACTATGTAGAGTTATACATCGGTGAAAATAAGATCGATACGGTCACTGGTGACGATATATTCATAGACCGAGAATTGAACGTATCTGAATCATATAGATCGAGTGTGAATGCATTACATGGAAACCCATTTCAGGGAAGTGCGGAACCCGAGTTCGTACAAGAATTTTTGGATGGGCAGTATAACACACGAGGGATCAATCCATTCAACACCGATGAATATAGGATTCATATTCCTTTTTATTTTCACCGACGTCCCGGAAGTGGGTTTCCTTTATGTTCAATATACGATCAGGAAATGACTCTTCGCATAAAATTGCGACCCGCTATGGACGTTCTGTTCGCGACACAGAACAAATTGGGTGACGCTACACTATGGGACCCGGAAGCGAACAATCGGATACTACAACAACTTGAGTTGAACAATTTCACAGTCAATTTAGACCTCATTCATTTAGATAAACAAGAGCGGTGTATGTTACAGCGTAGACCTCTCAATATTTTGTTCGAACAACGCCAAAGGAATGTATTTCTAATCGAAGCGCGTTCTAAAACGGGTACATTTGAGTTGAATTTCAATAATTGTGTTAAAGAACTCTTTTTCGTTGCTAAAAAGTTTGGTCACTGGACACAAGATCAAATAACAATTTTGAATCGGATACACGCTCTCGATAGTTTGACATCCTCTCAAGTTGGTGTTATCAATGAACTTCGACAATCTCTTTACCGTATTTCAATTTGGGAAGAAATTATACGCATTGCTATGAGTAGGTTGACTGGTGAGACGAATGCGGTTACACGGAAAAACGCTGTAGATGTGTTACGTCAAACTATTGTATGGGGACCGGAACAACTCACCCTTTTGACAGGTGTGGAGGATAATACAACTGATTTACCAGCCGCAACAACCGCGCTCATTCAGTATCTTTATACCATACCCAATCTAATTGTAAACACACAAACTACGGTGGATACGGAACTGGGTAGGCTTCCATCTATAACTGATCAGTTTGGACGTAGTAACATCATAGCTACTCTCCTCGCCATTCAAAATGTGTGGGGGGTGGATCAAATTGCAATTTTAAATAGCTTGATAGACCCCAATGTGCAAAATGAGTCTTTACTCATATTTCAACTCCGCACATTCGTGGCGCATGATAGTTATTTTTTAGTTGGTCTGTCATCGCTCACCCCCGGTTCACCGGAACAGCTCAATGTGGTCAACGGTCTCGAAGGGTATCTTAATGATCTCGCCGTCCAATCGGATATCTTAAAATTGGGGATGATCGCTGTACTAAACACATTACCCGGCAAAACAGACGCTCAACGTGGCGCGATCGTAGACGGACTGATCCGAATTGGGGCAGAGGCAACTATTTGGGGTAGTTCTCAACTTACTCTTTTAGAGCTGTTACGAAACGCATTTAATGATGGAAATATAACCACTCTCGAGAGCTATCTTAATGGTCTCTCAGGTGATATCAATCAAAAAGTGAGGATTAAAGGGATACTCTTTGTCATAGGGGAGTTTCCGGGTACCCTCGAGGCGGCAAGATTAGAACGCGTCACGGCGTTACGCCAGTTTAATGTGTGGCGAGATGAACCCGTAAAACTTGTAAATAGTTTAACTTCTCTCACACCCGGAACTTCTGGTCGCGCAGCTGTTATAAATAGTCTAATTGAGTATTCAAATGTACTGATCGATGAGGTACCGACACTTCAATTCACACTCAATAATCTGAAAAATGGTGTGAACGGAATACTTGATACTATAGCTACTCTCACCACAACGGCTGAACGTGACCCCCTCATAGTTGAACTTGTCGCATTGGGTGTTTGGACAAGTGATCAACTCACCACATTGAACGCATTACGTGTTCCATCCGCGAATGATACTACTTACATAACACAACTAAAAGCGGCATCTACACAAGTTCCCATCACTCAGTCCATTCAAAACGATATTATACAGAAATCGGTATCAAGAAATTACTGGGGTAATCAAATATTCACTTTAAATAATTTACGCCTAGTTGTACCTGGATTCATAGGGCAGACTACTCTTGTTACCGCACTGAATACGTATATCGCTGGTCTCCCAAGTAGTTTGAATCTCGTGACTTCACTGAATGCGGTGGTGGCTGCGACCACGAAGGCAGCTCGTGACCCGCTTGTGGATAGTCTCATCGCATTGGGTATTTGGAGTGCGGCTCAAATAGTTACGTTGAATGCATTGCGTGAGCCAGATTTTAATGATATATCCACATTGGTTCCAGAGGCAACCGCACGAATTGATATTTTAAAAATTGGATTCAGTGCAACACTCGACAGTATACTCACTGTCGCCACTAAGACAGAGCGCGACCCGATTATAGATAGTCTCATCGCATTGGGTACAGGTATATGGGGGTCGACCGAACTCACTACATTGGATTCGTTACGTACCCCTTCAGGAAGTGATGGGACATATGTAACCTCACTAAAGGGGTTTATTGGTGCTATATCCACACCCAAATCGATTATGTTAAATAGAGGTGTAGCGACGAGCGTCAGAGGTTTCAATTTCTCCAATGTGTACTTAACGAGTGATGTTATCACCCCAATTGGGGCAACGTTACCGAACATCGCAGAAAACCGCAATGAATTTGTATCTAATCTCGTTGCAGAAACAGGTCTTTGGGGGTCAAGTCAGCTCACTCTATTGGAAGAGTTGCGTTCAGATACACCAACGGGTTATATTGACCGACTCACAGAGTACGTAAAAGGTGGATTATCAACCCTAGCAGTAGGATATGTTGATAAAACTGAAGGTGAACTACAGGCTGTTAACACCACACTTAATACGAACCCGACACCGTCCATATTAATAAACCGCAATGATTATGTATCTAATCTCGAAGTGATAACGGGTGTTTGGGGATCTGAACAAAATACACTCTTAACCAGTTTGCGTACATCCACGGCACCAACAACTCCCATTGAAAAACTCACAGAGTACATAAACGGGACATTGTCCACTATACCGACACCCACTACTAAAACTGATGTTGAACTACAGGCTATCATCACTACACTCGAGACGGACCCGACACCGTCTATACTAATAAACCGTAACGATTATGTATCTAATATTGAAGCGATAACGGGTGTTTGGGGATCCGAGCAAAATACCCTCTTAACCAATTTGCGTACATCCACGACACCAACAACTCTCACAGAACAACTCACCGAGTACATAAACGGAATATTGTACCAGCTACTGACACCCACCACTAAAATTGAAAGTGAACTAAATACTATCATCACTACACTCGAGACGGACCCATTACCGGACGTGGGACCGGACCGAACTATATTTATAGATGGTCTCGTCGCAGAAACGAATGTTTGGGGGGCTAGCCAACTCACCCTTTTGAATGATTTGCGTACGACTACCCCAGCAAATCACATTAACCGACTTATTCAATATGTGAAAGGGATATTGTACGAGTTACTGACCCCCACCACTAAAATTGAAAGTGAACTAAATGCTATCATCACTACACTCGAGACGGACCCAATACCACCAATAGTAGTAAACCGTAATGAATTCGTGTCGAATCTCGAAGCGATAACGGGTGTTTGGGGGGTGAGTCAAGCAAGTTTATTAAATGATTTGCGTACGACTACACCAGCAAATCACATTAATCGACTCATTCAATATGTGTACGGGATATTGTACACTTTAACAGTGGGTTATGTTGCTAAAACTGCAGTTGAACTAAATACTATCAACGCCACACTCGCTACAGACCCTTTACCACCTATAGTAGTAAACCGGAATGAATTTATAGATGGTCTCGTCGCAATAACAG